GTTGTTCATTTGTTAAATCCTCCTAATTTTTATTTTCTTAATGTGTTTTGGATAAATTCTAGAGTGTTATTCCAATTAGTCGCTAAGTAATTCCACAAATCATTAGGAATGTTTCCCAGTGGTGTGTCTGCTGGCATGAATCCACCTTTGTAGATGGTTTGAGTAATTTCATTAACAGTCACGTGGTTAATCTTCATCAAGTCAGCAACACTTTGCGGTATTGTGTCTGGAATATCTTCTGAATATTCTGGTGCTGGATCAGGTTGTGGAACTGGATCCAGTTGTTCCGGTGGAACTGGTCCTACTTCTTGATCAGTGGTTTTAGCTTGTGAAGTTGCTGGTTGGACTGACTCACTGACTGGCGGTGCTACTGGTGTAGTTGCTTTCGTAAATGCTTGTGCAATTTGAGAATAGTCGAATGGTAATTCATCGGGTAAGCCCAAACGATTCTTTGCATCCCAAGTCGGTCGGTGCGTAGTGTACATTACACGTTGACCACCCTGTGCTTTTTTGCTGCTTGTTTTTTCATCAGTGATGATCAGCGTTTTGTAATTGGCAAACAATACCATGTCGGCCCACTCCTTAACAAGTGGTGCAGTTTTCTTTTCCAATTTCAATTCGTAGCGATCATAAGCTCCCATTTCATCTGGTTCTTCTTTTTTTCGTAGCCAAGCATGTGCAGTGATTACAACATTGATGCCGACTTCAATTACTTCGCTTAATTTGTTTAGTAGCCCTCCAATTTCGCCGGCTAATGCTACGTACCGTGCTCCATATCCAGTAGCGTCAATTGCATTCCACCCATTTTTTTGCATCAAATGTTGTTTGCATAATTCTTCGGCCCAGTCCATCGTGTCGATTACTAACGTTTTGCAAGGCTTATTCGTCTTAACATATTCAACTTGCTGTAATAGCATTTCCCAGCTGGTGGGCTTGTCAAATCGGTTAACATTCAGATATAAAGTTGAATCTTCTGTATCGATAAACAGTGGATCAGGAAACTGACTTGCAAAAGTAGTTTTACCAATGCCTTCCGTACCATACAGGACACATTTCTGTGGCTTAGGTATGATTCCACTTGTGATATTCATTTAAAACGCTCCTTTCCCTGCCCAACCTGTTGCTGGTTTAGTAGGCTGTTCAACAGTTTGCTCCTGCCCTTTAACATAACCATCTTCAATTACAATGCTGCACTCTCCGCCTGTTGACACTCTTGTGGCAATAGCTTGTAAGTCCTGTTCTTTAAGCCAATCGCCGAACTGATTCAAAGTATTCAGGTCCATCTGTTCAAGTTTGTCTAAAAGAACAAATCCGCAATCTGGTTTTAGCTGACGAACAATCGCAGTCGATACTTTCAGTTGATCTGAACCGCTCATGTTGTCCCACTTCTGACCGTTGTAAGTTAGTTCTCCGTCTTCAACAGATAAGCCTGGTAAAGGCAATTTAGCGTTATCCAGCAGTGAGGATTTATCTTTCCTGACTTGTTCAATTTGTTCAGTCAGCTTGTCGTATTGATTGACGTACTGCTTTGCATCATCTTCAGCCTTATCTTTATCAAGATTGGCTCTAACTTTGCGATTGATTTCGTCAATCTGAGATAAGTTAGCTTCAAGTTCGGCTGTTGATTCATCGTGCAGACTTAGCGTATCTTTTTGAGCTATTTGTAAATCAGCTTCAGTTTTAGCGTGTTTGGTTTGTAGCTGTGCTAGTTGTTCCTGGAGCTGCTTAATCTGCTGATTTTCAAGCTCGAAACGTCCTTGAATTTCTTTGACTTGCTGACGTTTTCGAGCATTCTCGCCGTTTTTAGCTAAGATTGCCTGCTGCTGTTTGATTAACTCGCTAACATCAACTAGCTGTTTCGGTGCGTCCGGAAAGTAAGGCTGTTCTTTAGCATATTTACCTTTTTGATCAGCTATCTGACCGATTGCGCGTCGCTGATTGTAAATTTCCTGTTCTTGCTGTTCTAATTGATAAAGTTTGTTACCAACACCTATGATTCGCAGTAAGATTTTCGCCTTTTCCTTATTTGTCGATTCCATGAATTTTGGTAAATTCAAAGCTAATTCTTCAACGAAATCATTTAATAGCTGCTGGCCACCCTTTTCTCCATTGGGGTCAATCACTTTCAGACTTGAATTTTTCCCAGTGCGTTCAACGATTAAGCCGTTATTCATAACGATATGCAGTTTTGGCGGAATCACTGAACCCTCTCGCATTGCTTTTGACGGCTTGTACTTATTACCACCAAGTGCCCAGGCAATCGCATCAAGCACGCTTGTTTTTCCTTGATTGTTATTACCGCCCAGGATAGTTAATCCTTTTTGGCTAGGTTCAAGTTTGACCGCTTTAACCCGCTTAACGTTTTCGATTTCGAGCTTGTTAATCTTGACTGACATTTACTTCATCTCCCTTTCTCAATTTGCTTAAAAAAGCAGCATTTTCAGAAAACTGAAGAAAGTGATGACGGTCGTTTTGAACTGCTGCTCCTAAAGCCAAAACTGCATTTAGCGCTTTTAATTCTTCAGCAGTTTTCATTTTTAAAACTGCTCCAACTGTGATTTGTTTTTCCATTGTGATCGTCCTTTCTGTGGTATACTTTCTGTAAGAAATATTTGTAATGAAGCCTACTCGCAATAGGCTTTTTTTATGCCTACTATTCTTCATTGGCTTTTTTCAAAATCTGCCAGATTTCATAGCTCAAATCTGGTGGCAATACTACTTTGTCAATGTCGAACTCTTTCCCATTTGCATCTACATTTCTGAATTCCATAAAATCATCTCCTTTATAAAATTTTGTAATATAATTTAGTTAATCCAACTGAAGGTGGTGAATTAATATGTCAATGATTACTACTGTAGGACTAACTTGTGGTCAATGTGGAAACTTTTTTCAATTAAACCTCAATGAAAAGCCTACTGAAATCAAATGCCCATTTTGTCAATCAGAGATGGCAAGCGATATGATTGAAAGTGTCTATAACGCAGCTTCAACTGTCAGTGATTTAAACTATCACTTTCGAAAATACAAAAGCGAGAGAAATGAAGCTTTATTCAGTCTTTCTGTTGAAGAAAAAAATGTTCGCCTAGCCATTGACGATATTGAATAACATCTGATAGTTGAGATAATCTGAGATGTTGTTCATCACAAAGTTTTTCGAGAGCAGTTATTGTTCCAGCGAGTTTAGCCTCACCTATTTCGCTGAGCAAAAACTGTTTTCTTTTATTTATTGCATTTAACGCTGCTTCTTGTTTCATAAAATCATCCCTTTCTAAACCGACTGTGGCTCATTTAACTTTTCAGAATTGTAAATTGTCTTGCTGACTGAAATGTTCAAGCCGTATTTGTCTTGCAAAGCCATTAAACTTACAACATCTTCTAAAATATGTTCACGTTCCGCTAACATTTGTGGTGTCATATTGCTTTTTTTGACCATTTTTTTAAAACCGAATTTGTTCGATACTGCTTTGTTAGCCACTATGTTAGCTTTGATAAAATTTAACTGAACTGGGTGCGACAGCGATTGATTAAGTTGGTTCATCATTTTGCGTTGATGTTCTTTATCAAGTGTTTTGAAAATTTCAAATCCTTCTAAGCCTGATTGAGTACGCAGAGTTTTAATAACGTTGAAAACCCACCGCTTAAATTGTTTGGCTTCTTTTTTCTTGCTTGAAAAAATGGTGTCATAAATACCAAACTCATTTACAATTAGCATTTCTTGCATTCTTCCAAGTTTGTCTGGGACGTGGTCGGTTGAAACGACCTCATCATCTAAACGTTCTTTTACATATTTTGGTTTAAGTTCCATAGCGTTAGCTACATCTGAAAGAACCGCCCACCATTCTTCTTTGACTTGAACAAATCTTATTTGATGTCCATTCCAGATTTCTGTTTTCATAAAACCGTTCCTTTCTTACTTAAAGTGTGATTAAAGATATAAAAAATTAGGCTCTAATTAAATCAGCATTCAATTTGCAAACATAAGCAATACCATAAAGATTAATTGGCTTAATTTTCACTTTACCGGTTTCCCAGTAAGATATTGTTTTTGGCGATACACCAAGCAAATCGGCAAGCTCTTCTTGAGAATAACCCGCGTTTATCCGAGCAGCTTTCAAACTCATATCTCTTGGCTCAATTTTTGCTGTCATTTTACATTCCTCCTTTCGACATTTTCAATTTATCACACTTAAAGTAAGATGTCAACACTTAAAGCACTATTTTTTCAAAAGAAGTGTATTTACATTACCACACTTTTAGTGTAATATGTAACTTGAAAGGAGGTAAAAAAATATGGCAAAAGAAAATAAAGTTAGATTAGCGCTTGCAAATAATTTAAAAGAAGAACTAAGCAAAAGAAGAATGACTGTTGCAGACCTAGCAAAGGCTCTTGATATTTCGGATTCAACAGTAAGAAGTTGGGCCAATGCTGAAAAATACCCAAGAATTGAAAAAATTCAACAACTAGCTGATTTTTTCCATATTACACGTTCAGAATTAATCAGCGAAAAGCCAGATAATATAATCCCAATAACTAAGACAGTTAAAGTACCATTATTGGGAGAGATTGCTTGTGGCGATCCAATTCTGGCTGAAGAAAATATTGAGGAATACATTGATGAACCGATTAATTACTTGCCGAGTGGTAAGTGCTTTTACTTGAAAGCTAAGGGTGATTCGATGAAGCCGACTATACCGAGTGGATCAAAGGTTTTAATTCGTCAGCAGCCAACTGTTGAAGATGATGAAATAGCAGCTGTTTTGATGCTTGATACTAATGAAGCTACATTGAAAAGGATTAAGCATTCAGGAAAGACAATGTTCTTAATGCCTGATAATCCGGATTACACGCCAATAATCATTGGCAAGGATAATCCAGTCAGAATATTGGGGAAAGCTGTTAAATATACAGCGGAGTTATAAAAAATAAACCCTAGCTTGCAAGAGTGAAGGTAGCGAGCTAAGGTTTAGTAAGTATCCGAGTTAATTTTAACATATGCTCGGATATTTTTACATAATGATTTATAATCTTTTTAGATACACATATTCAGTAAACAACTATACTTATTCTTGGGGGCTTTTATATGAAAACAACTAAATTAGTTGTGGGGATTTTAATGATTGTTTTATCAGTTTATATAGTATTTCAATCTATGCTTGCTGGTTTTGGAGATGCACTAACAAACAGTGGCGGAACAAGTGAAGGATCAGGTTTAATATTTGCTATTCTCTTTTTAGCGTCAGGAATTGTTTACATAGTTAACAAATCCAAAACATCTCTTGGAAGCGATATAGCATGCATGGTAATGCTTTTAATCGCATGGTTAATTGGAATAACTATGTCAGGTATTTATGGTGATTTAATTGTTTGGAGTTGGCTTGCATTTATAATTGGAGTTGGTTTCTTTGTCTGGCATTTAATATCAAACAAAAAAAATCCAGTTTTAGATGAAAGCTCTACTTCTTACAAAGATAGCCAAAATCAAAAATCCAATAAACCATTTTATAAAAAATGGTGGGTATG